GTCTAATTGTGTATAATAAAAACATTATAGTTTTTATTATAATTTTTATGGAGATTCAAAAACAACAGGGTAATTGATTAACTATTTTACATTTTTTATTTATTTTTTGTGTTTTATAATTTTTATTTTGTTTTTGTGGGAAAACCCTTTTTATTAAAATACTTTGTAGGTCACATTAAATGTATGTCACAAATTAATTACTGTAAGCTACACCTGCCATGCCGGACATAACACGGAGGACGTTGTAGTTAACAGCGTAGACACGGACCTTGGCAGTGGCAACACCGGAGACGGCACCGGCAGAAAGGACAAGCTGAAGGACGGCGTTGTCAATTCTGGAGAAGTTGCATGAACCAGAAGGTTGGTGTTCCTCAGGGCGAAGACCGAAGGAGTAGACGTTGATACCGGAGTCAGGAGCACGGGTGTGGTGCTGGAAAGGTTGGACGGTATCGAAGTATGAACCCTCACGCTCGGAGAAACGGTCTTGACCGTTAAGTTGGAGCTTGGCGGTGACAACTGGGTTCTCACCCCAACAATGCATGTCAAGGGCAGTCTCGGCAAGGACGAAAGAACCGGCATCGGAAACACCTTGTGCGCCAGTGGCATCAGGGTTAGCAGCATTATCAACACCAGACTCAGACATATCGGTAAGCTCCTTGTCAATACCACCGTAAGCGGCAATATCATTGGGAAGGGAATCAACAGCATCAGTGTAGTTGAAAGGTTGTGCTCCGCTGGTGGCGTGAAGGGTGGTTCCGGCAATTAAGGAGTCACAGTAGTCAACGTTGGCATCAGGTTGGACGACCCAGATAAGCTCCTTACAAGGGTGGTTGAAGTTGAGCTTGATCTTGTTGGAGGAAGAACCGACGGACTCGTCACCAGTGAACTGAACTTGCTCGATAAGATACTCGTGGGGGTTCTGTGCCATCTTTCTACGCTCATCGGTATCAAGGAAGATATAGTCAACGTAAAGAGATGCGGCAACAAGAGATTGTTGGTAAGCCTGGGTGACAGATGCGGAAGCAGCGGCAGAGGCGTTAGGGTCAACAGCGAAAAGACACTCACCAATAGGACGGAAGTCAATGTTGATCTTGACCTCGTGGTATTGAAGGGCAATCAAAGGAAGAGCAAGTCCGGGGTTGCGGCAAAACCAGAATTGAAGAGGCACGTAAAGAGTGGTCTCAGGAAGTGCGTTACGGGGAGCACACACTTGGTTAGGGGCACCGGCAGCGGCACAGGGTCCGGAAATGGCGGCACGACCATCAGCGGTCATGTAGGTAAGCTGGGTGGTGTGACCGATCATCTTGTGGTAACCAGACTCTTGCTCCTTGGAAAGGGTAAGTTGGTTCCAGATGTGCATCCAGTCACCGTATTGACGGTCAATACGTTGACCACCAACCTCAACCTCAACTTGGGCGATGAGCTGCTCTCCGATGAAATCTAACCAACGGGCAGAAACGGTACCAGTGGCGTTCTTCATGTTCTGGTTGATCTCAGGAAGAGTGACCTGAAGGTAGGTGCGGTAAGCAAGATCACCGTTACGGCTGATTGTGCATGTGACACGGCGACCGAAATCGGCTTGACCGGAGAAGGTCTGCTCGATGGACTCCATGGCAAAGTTGGTGTGGCGTCTGTAGGACACCTTCCAGAAAGTAATCTCGGGGGTTCCGGTAAGGAACACGTCTTGTGCGCCGTAGGCGACTAATTGCATTAAACCTCCAGCCATTGTATGGAATTTATATATTCTACAAAGAAAAAAATCTGGGGAAAAATCGCATTAATTCAATTAAAATTATAATATTGCTAAAAATACAATCAAAGTTGTAATTAAATGCTCTAATTAATAGCGATAATTCAAAAATGTGTAAATTTCGGTTTATTATTAAATTACAATTGTAATATTTTAACTACAGTTGTAAATACCCTAAATATATTTGTATTGTTAGGTAAATCTTCACATCATAAATGAACGATGCATCATATTAAAAATGATTATCTTTGGCTGTATATACCAAGTGTATGTGAACTATTTGTTAATAAAAATGTGTCTAAATAGTCTTCTTGAAATATTTCACGTTTATTTTCATGTTTTTTCGTAAAAATATAAGAATCATTCGATTTCCGGATACTCCAACCTTCTTCTAAAGCATTTGTTAAAAACATCATCTTTTGAAATACAGGTTTTTCTATTTTTATATTTTGAGGCAAATCTAATAAAGTTGTTTCGCTATTTTTAGTATTCATTATACATTTTCTAAATACCATAATCTTCTAATATTTACGAATTTTTCACACGCTAATGTATACTGATAATACCATGACAGAACAAGAACATTATATGATTCCCACTAAACACGAATTTATATGTCAAGAACATAAAGTTCACGAAAAAGAAGTTCCGCTTTCTCCAGCAAGGTATAAATGTGAAGAGTGTAAGAAAAAGAAAATTTACGGATATAGTAATCCCGACCACGTATGTAACCCTTTTGGATATTTGTATTTAGCACCTCGAATATGTATTGATTGTGCTACAAAAATGAAAAAATGTATGTGGTGCTAATCTATCCCATAACATATAGGCAATTTCATTGTGATATTATTTTTGATGACAACATTATCTAATGCTATGGTTTCGTGCAGTGTTGTCCAATCTCCTAAGATTTTTATAGACGATAATTTAGATAATATATTTATGAATTCACATTTAGACATAATCCTGTTAGAATCTATATCTAACCATCCAGCATCTTCAACTAACCTAAACGATATTTTGGTAGGTTCACCATTAAAAAAGATACTTGTGGTTGGAATACCAAGACTTAACCCAGTATTATTACATATAGCACATTCTAATATAACCGCGTAAGATGTGGTGTGAATTCTAGAAAAATCTCCTGAAAATGATGCGATATTGAACTCAATATATCCACCATACGCAATCGCTTTATTTCCTGTAAATTTGTCAGGTGCTTCAAAATACCATAATTTTTTATCATTTATATTTTTCGTATTACTGTGTATGATGTTATCATTTCCGTAAATATAGCGAGACATCATAGAACTAACACTTGTATGTGATATATCCACTTTCCCGGGTTTTTCTTTGTTCCCAACAATCGACCAACCGTCATTATTTAACATAAAATTACTTTCAGAAATAATACCATTATTTTGAACCATTGTAATTAGTCCCATCCCAGATACGTCACCATTCTTTTTATTGACGGCACTATACGAGAACGAAACATATGATGATACTCCTAATAAATCTGAAACGTAATATACTCTATTTTTACTATCAGATACTTTTGAATGTAAGTTCTGTATCTTGTATCCTGATATGGGTGTATATCCGTAATTGCTATACACTTGCGATAACTGTCGTAGTTCTCCATTTTCTGGTAAGTTCTCAACATAAAATGTAAAATCACTTGTAGGATAAAGTCTATCATATACTCCCAAACGAATTACTGAATCGTGTGTGACATTCAAAACTACCAATTGGTGAAATGCGATTGGTAATGATAATACAGATATTGTAAAACATAGAGAAAATACTATATACTCTATAAATGACATCTTACAAGATATATATCGCTATCTTTATACTGTAAACTTGATTACTTTACAATACATTTTTTATTTTACAAATATATACATAATTCGTATTTATTCCTACTACAAAAACTAACATAAAAACGTTCATATAAAGTATTCCATCTCAATTAATGAAAGGGGAGTCTAAAAAAAAGCAACTCAAACAATTAAAAACTATACATACAATTGACGAAAAACATTCCGAGCTAACTGAATATTATGATAAGATAGAGAATGAGACAATTCCGCAGTTACAGAGAGAAAAAGATGAGTTGAGAAATACAATCCAAACTTTACAAAAGAACCAAGTGGATGAATATATGAATATGAAAGACCAGATTAGAGATATTCAACAGAGAATAAAAAAACTAAAACGTGAGAAGAAGACGTATTTACTAAACAATTCTAGATTTATTTTCGATTACTTCGAGCAGAAACAACAAATTTCAGCCAGCACCGACCAATACGGAAGCACAGATGCTTTAAACTCTTTTTTCAAAATTAAACTAGATGATAATAATAAGGATGGAACCATTAATAAATACACACAATCCAAAATTAATACACAGCAATATTGGAGAAATGTGACAAATGAGTTTACTAATTCTCAAGATTATTATATTGAATCGGATACATGTGATTTTTGCAATCTAGGGGAAATGATACCTCAAGATGAAGAAGGAATACTCATCTGTAATAATGATAAATGCGGTAAATTCATAACATATATTGTGGATAGTTCCAAACCAAATAATAAAGACCCTCCGAATGAAGTTTCATATACAGCCTATATTCGTCTTAACCATTTTAAAGAAATACTCTCACAATTCCAAGCTAAGGAAACTACATTAATACCTGATGAAGTAATCGACGCAATCAAAGCACGTATTAAAAAAGAACGCATTACAGATTTGTCTGAGCTTAACTATGATAAGATGCGTGAATTATTACGTAAGCTTGGATTAAACAAGTATTTCGAACACATACAATACATTAATTCGTTATTCGGAATTAAACCACCCGTGATGAATGAAGAATTACACGAAACTTTATGTGTATTATTTATTGAGATTCAAAAGCCGTGGGCGGTGCATTGTCCTGCTAATCGTACCAACTTTTTTAACTATACATATACACTTCATCAATTATGTGTGCTGTTAGACCAAACCCAGTACTTACCATATATACCTATGATGAAAGACCGAGAAAAACAACTAGAACAAGATATGATATGGAAAAAAGTTTGCCAAGACCTAGATTGGGAATTTTTCGCATCTGTATAATGTTTATTGTAAACTAACATAAACATTGTACTATTATATTTAGTAATGAAAATGACATATTCTTATCCAGTTGACTTAATCATTGATTATTCAAATAACACTGAGTATCGTCAATGTTTACGCAACTTATTTAAAATGAATTCTAATAACTATCCCGAAACAAAGGATATGGATTTAGACGATGAAACTATGGATGAAATGAGTTACGATTATGAATCTGCTACTGTTACCATGGACTATATTCTAGAAACTACCAAATCAATACCCGAAATTATTAACCTATATGAAAAAACCGCATCATTTATGTTTTCCACTGACCCTAACATAGGACTTACTATTATGCTAGGATATGATTATTTAGACTTATTCCATAAATTATTACAAAAAATAATAGCAGGTATTCCTAACGAAGAATTATTACAGACAGATATTTATAAACAGTTATACGCAAAAATTTATAAATAATTTTTCGGTGTATATAAAATATACATTATTATATACACCCAGATGGCTTCTACACGTAGTAAAAATAGTGAAGGAGATTATCGTTTAGAACAAAATGTTAATTCAGGTTCTTGTGACTATCTAACATGTCAAAAAAATAATTATGGAAATCCTACTACCTCTTATTTTGCCGGTAATGGATTATTACAAGGACGCGTCGCACCCTCTAATTTGTCAAGTAATCCCTATGATATTGAGTCGCAATTATTTGGTATAGGAACAAGCAATTTGGTTAAACCAAAACCATCTGTTAAACCTGTAATCCACGATTTAAATTCACTTAATATTTGTGACCGTCTCCAAACAATGGTCCCAGAACCATTAATCGTTGAAAAAGGACAGCGCCCTAATATCATGAATTAGAATATTTTTTCTGTGTTCGTCTATGTGATAATACATTGTTTCTGAATGTGATATTACGAGCGTGTTTCCTTTGCTTCTTTTTTTCCATCTCTTCTTTTGATATAGTATTTTCTACTATATCTGATTCATCCGGTTTATTAGATGAAACCATATTTAATATTTGGTCCATAAAATCCATTTGTACGGCATTTTGACACGATTTTTCGGGCAATTCTTTACATTCTGATATATTTATTTTTATGTATTCAGGTAATGGTTCGGTTATATTATTTTGTATTTTTATTGGTATTTCGATATTCGCAATCACGTATTGAATTGACATTTTATGATTACATTTAATATCAATTTATATTTAACTTTTTCTAGGCTATATATATTTATTCTACAATTTCCGGACGTTCGTCAATATAAAAGTCCTTATTTTCTGGGTGATAATTTATATACTTTACTTGTTTTGATGGGACATTTTCACCTTCTTCCTTCATATACATTTTACCTATGTAAATATATCCTTCGTTTGCTTTATTAGTTGACATTTCATATGGGTCTGTGTCTTCCGCTGGTTTAAATGTAAATAAATTTCCTACAGTTGCGAACAATGCTACCAATGATTGTGTAATCCAATTCATTTTTCCTGAAATATCTACTGAAGGCATTGATGGCATTGATGGAAAGCTTATTCTCGACGATGAACCTGGTTCAGCCGTTAATGGAACATTTCCTTCTATGGACTGTGATACCGGAACAATTTCTCCTGGTGATTGTGGTTGT